TTAGAAATTTATATAATTCGCGAACCTTTGGGCGGAGGAGTCTTTTTGTTTTTTTGTGACGTGAGCATAAATGTTCATTGTTGTTTGAATATCAGAATGGCCCAGACGAGATTGAACTTCTTGAATAGATAAGCCAGCTTCAAATAATAGGCTGCAATGAGTGTGTCGAAATCCGTGAATAGTTATATCTTTCAATCCACTTTCTTTGCATAATCGTTTCTGTATATTGTTTGGTCTTAGGGGATCCAGATAGTTATTATTTTTTGACGAGAAGATAATCTGGTTTGGTCTTAACGAATTATGACCATGTGAAAGAAGATATTTGCGTTGATCTTGTCGCCACTTTTTTAGCACTTCAATCGTTGTATCATCGAGAGAGATTTCTCTGTTCGATGTTTCAGTTTTCGGCTGGTTTGTCACCAATTCATTCTTAGTATTTCTTGCAATCGTTTTGTTTATAGTGAGTATTTTATTTTCAAAATCGATATCTTTCCAAGTTAACGCTAAAGCTTCGCCTTTTCGTATCCCAGTGAACGCTAGTAATCGGAATAGAGGGTAAGAGAGTGGAAACTTATCTTTCTTTGCTACTTCTAGAAATTCTTTGAGCTCCTCAGCTTCATAAAACTTGATTTTATCTTCTTTTTTCCTCGCATTTCCTTTCGTTATATATACATCTTTCATAGGATTAGATACTATTACATTCATTCTGACTGCGTAGTCAAATACAGCGGTAGTATATGTTTTTAATGCTTTATAGGTTGAATATTCAGCTTTCCATTTGTTCACCGTTTTTTGACAGTAAGCTACGGTAAAAGATGAAATTTTCTTTTTACCGAAGCAAGGAAATATATTTTTTTTGAACAGAAAGCTTACCCTTGAAAGAGTACTTTCTCTAACAGTATGCTTATATTCCTCATACCATAATTCTTGAATATCGATAAAAGTGTAGTTTTTTTCGGGCGCATATTTGTTATCTTGGGCCTCTGTTTCCAGTCTAGCTTTTGCGATTTTTGCTTCTTTTTGAGTTTTGAAACCTCTTCTAGTAGTGTAAAGTTTTTTACCCGTACCAGGATCGATGCCTAAATATGCTTTAAACATCCACCACTTACTCCCATCTTTTTTTGTATACTGTTTGATCACATTCCTTCTTCCTTTCTTAAGTGCGAATATATGTTCTTTTTATAAGAAAAATAATAATCACACGCATAGTGTGTTATTTACCTTATCTAACAAAGTTTTTTTCAGCATAGGTTCCCACTTAGTATCCAGCCCAAAGTATTCAATAAATGCAAAAATATTTACATCAGCAGGGGCTAGGTGGTTTTGTTCAATAAAATCATCAAGCAAATTTTGAATCATATGGCAATCCGCTTCATACTCCATTTTTGTTCGGAAATAAAATATCTTGTAGAGCTCAATAAATTCTTTGTGATCTACAACATGCTTTATTTCGTGGTAAATTACTTTTTTTCTCTCGTCCTCTGAGAGACTGCTGTTAATGAAAATAGTATTTAATTCATTAACATAGCAGCCGTCAGAGTCCATATTCACAGCAACAATTTCAATACCACACTCATTAAGAACTTTCTCCAATATCTGCATACAGACTCCTCAATTCAGACTTTTTCTACCTTCGACATATGCTCTTATGGCTTCTCTATCTTTATCAGTGAGTGGTTTACCGCCAAAAGTCATGGCATTGTCCAGCATTTTGTCTAAGTCATCTGGGATGCGCTCTTGCCCGGATGTCGAACTTGGGTTATCTGTACGACCAAGCAAATAATCTGTTGAAACCTCAAAATAGTCAGCCACTTTAATTAAGTTTGTACCTTTAGGTATATTTTTTTTCCAAGAATATAATGAATTTCGACCAATACCTAACTTTTCTTCCAAATCATTTACAGAAATTCCTTGTTTTTCACATAATAGTTTTAGCCTGTCAAACGCCGTCATAGTGGCCTTCCTCCTGAAAGCACAAACACGAAATTAAAACTAGAACTAAAAAACTGCATTTTTAGTTGACAATTAAAACTAGATTTAATATACTGTGTTCGTAAGCTAATTATTTAGCTAATTCGAAACTAAAGAGAACCAATAAAAATCAAAAAATTCGTGGTCGGCAAACTAGGAAAAGTTGATTTATAGGTTTTTAATGTCTTATTTAGCTATGCATTAATTTTAAAACTAGATTTAATTAATGTCAACAGCTATTAACGAATTTAGCGAAATAATTAGCTTAATAAAATTATGAGAGGTGATTCGATTGAGCGAGAACTTAGATTTAAAAATTCGAGCCGAGCTTAGAAAGCGTAAGATGACTTTTAAAGAACTTGCAGAAACAATAGGAATCTCAAGTGCTTATATGTCAGATATCGTTAATGGCAAGCGTGATGGCGAAAAAGCAAAAGAGCATGTAAAGACTATCAAAGCAATCTTAAATATCAACTAGGAGGGTAAAGAATGTTGCTAAATATTCCTGATTCTGTAATTGAAAATCAGATCATTCCTCAATTTGTCCAGATAGCAGTAACTGAGTTCGAAAAGAGGATGAGGTTGGTAACAAAAACGATCGAACTTCCGCCGTTTAGCAATAAAGAAACAGTAAAAGAGGTATTAGGGATCGGTGATGCGAAGTTGAATAGCTGGATTGATCAGGGATTGAAAATTCAAATTTGGAGTAAACAAGATATTCGGATACGTCGCGAAGCATTACAGCAATTTTTGATAGAAAATTTTGAGGTGTAAATATGGCTTATACCTTCGAACAAGAAGTTTTGATCAACGGTTTGATCAAAGAAAAAATCCGAGACCTGCAGCTTTTGATCCATGAGACGAAAGGGCAACTAAGTGAGCGACAGTACGAGAAGGCCCGACAGGATTTGGGAAAATACCAAGAAATACAGTACCAGAATCGGCTTAATCGCCAATTAAATTATTAGGAGTGAATACTATGGCAAACAGAAGTAAACGTTCAGAGCACTCTCGATTCTTAGTAAATTTTCTAGCAAGGCATTTTGCGAATCATTATTCCAAGTTGACAAACGACGAAAAGGAAACTATCGGACGAATCGAAAACACTATCTCGAAAATGTACGTAATGGATACCTCCCCAAAGAAAGTAATGTTTCGTGAACTGTTGGACACTATGGAAGAAATGAACGACATGACCTGTAGCGAAAAAGCTTATACATGTTCGATTGACTGCCTAATTAATATTTGGGATGAGATCTGCAACATCAATTCGGAAGTGGAGGAAAACGATGAATAAATACGATGTTTTTTACTATGGTGCACATATGTGTTACGTCGAAGCGGAAGACTTTGCTCAAGCGCAGGAACGTGCACTTGACTTTTTGTTTGACTATATCAAAGGCGAAGTCAATTACAGTCGCGTATCAGTTTTTGAAGAAGCGGAGGCAAAAGTATGAGAAAAAAATTGCTGGCAGCGCTGAACGCTGATTACTTGTATAAAGCACGGCAGCTGCAAGCGATCGGTTATGCAAGTATTGCTCTCAATATTGTTTTGATACTGACCCTAGTTTTGATCATGAGGGTCAAGTGAAATAGGAGGTCTAACGATGTACGATAGCGCAATTATCAAATATAGCTGCAGATTGATGAAGCGTCGGCTGGCGATTGGAATGGGAGCAATTAATCGACGCAAGAAGTTGTCTGACGCTGAAAAATCAGAACTTGAATGGATCAGCATAAAACTTCGATTGATTCGGCAGGTTCAAATTACAAAATCTTGTCAACAAAAAGAGCCTACACCAGCTGCAACTGATGTAAGCCAATAAAAAACAAACTATTCGAGGAGATTATAACATCATGAACAAAAAAATTCAAAATATGATCGAAGAACTAGCAGTGGAGTGTCAAAAGGAAGATGTAACTTTGTCATTATCGGCTCTTGACGAAACGGGTATCTGCTCATTAGCGCAAGTCGGTAAAAATCAACAGATCGAGCTTGTTATTGCGAATCAAATTGAACAATGGGAAAAATTTGTAAAAGCTTGTAATTGTCCAAAATGTAAACTTAGAGCTTCTGAGTTGGAACCAGAGCCGGAATCAGAGGATTTACATGATCAACTTGATGACTTTACTGAAAAACTAGCAGCGTTCTTTCGAGGTGATCTAACATGAAAAAAATCCTTTTAAATCGACTTTCGCTTAAACATTTCAAAGGACTGGAATCATTTGATTTCGAACCGTTGGGCCAAAACGCAACAGTTTCTGGCCAGAACGGATCAGGGAAAACTACATTGGCGGATGCCTTGCTATGGCTGCTTTTTGGAAAAGATACACGAGGCGCAAAATTAAATCCAAAGCCGCTTGATGAGTTTAATCAAGAAAAACTTGGTTTAGAGCCGACGGTTGAAGCTGTATTAGTCATTGACGGTACTGACGTTACATTGAAACGCGTACAAGAAGAAAAATGGAACACACCGCGAGGGCAACTTGAAAAAGTCCGTGGGAACGATACGACTAAGTATACGATCGATGGAGTGCCGAAAATGGAAAAGGAATGGAAGGCATACCTCGAAACTATTGGAGCAGAGAACATCCTGCAGATGCTATTTGACTCCACATACTTTATGAAAATGAACTGGAAAAACCGCCGAGAAATCTTGGTCAACATGACCGGTTTGACTGATGAGGAAATCATTGCCAAAGATCCAGCGTTGAAGGGTATCGAAAAAATCATCAAGGAGTATTCAATTGATGATTACCGCAAAGTGCTTGCTTCTCGAAAAAAGGAGATCAAGCGCCAAATCGATGGCTTGCCAGCACGGATTCAAGAAGTAACTGAAATGTTTGCAAAGGCAAAAGCCGATATCGGTGATCAATCTGCAGACGATATCCAAGAACAAGTTTTGGAACACGAAGCCGATGTGTCTGATTTGCAAAATAAACTGAATGCTATTGCTGCAGGTAATGCGGTACTGGATCACCAAGAAGAGCTATCAAATTTAAAAATTAAATTAGCGGAAGCACAGTCAGCTCATCTGTCGAGTACTCATTTGGAAAGCCGGTCTTTGCAAGAAGATCTACACAAACAACAGCGAATTGTTAATGAGATCAGAAAGCTTAGAGATGAAGAGGAAAGCAAGAAAGATAAAGTAATCAAACAATTCTACGATTTAGAGTATTTCCTCACTGAACATCGGAATAAATACCGTGCCTTAAAAGAAACGACTTTTGACGAACATCAAAAAGTATGCCCGACGTGTGCTCAAGAGTTACCGGCTGATCAAATCGAAGAACTAATTTCAAAATTTAATCAGCAAAAAGCAAAAGATATGGAAATCAACATCGCTGAGGGGCAAGCAGCAAAGGAAAAACTGCTTGCTTATAAGGAGACGATCACTGATCACGAAAACGAGTGTGCTCGTTTGGAAAAAAGTCTAAAAGATGCAGAAGAAACGCTGAACAAAATCAATGCAGAACTAGTATTCCTCGAAAGTTCAACACAAAAATTTGAAGAGACTTCGACTTACAAAAAAATACAAGATGAAATAAAACTTGTTCAACAGAAAATCTTGAATGCCACTTCCGATACAGCGGCAGAGGAGCAAGATTTGAAAGAACAGATTCGCAATAAACGAGAGAGCATTGCGGAATTGCAAGCGAAGTTTCAGCGCCTAGCTAGTCTTTCCGATTATGAAAATCGAATCGAGGAACTGAAAAAAGAAGATGCTGCTTTGAAGGTGCAGAATCAAGATTTGGAGCGTGAACTTTTTCTACTTGATGAGTTTACTCGCAAAAAAGTTAAGAGTTTGGAGGAATCAATCAATAGCAAATTTGACCTTGTTAAATTTAAACTCTTCAACATTTTGAAAAATGGCGGCATCGAGGAAGTCTGTGAAGCCACCTATGACGGCGTTGAGTATGGGGCTAGTCTAAACACGGGCGCTCGAGTAAATTGCGACCTCGACATTGTAAACACATTGAGCAGAGAGTTTGGGTTGAGTGTGCCGACATTTGTTGATAATACGGAATCGGTGAATAATCTGCATCAGATTGATTCGCAAATGATTGAGTTGCGTGTAACGAAAAATAAAAATCTGAAAGTAGAGGTAGTGTGATGATTTCAATCGAACAGGTCAATAAAGAACTTGAAGCAAGGTTAGATAAAGCTAAGAAGTTACAGAACCAGTACAAAGGTTTGAGTGAAATTGAAATAAAACTGAAGAAGGGAAATACGAGATTTACTTTACACACACTAACTTTCGAGGGATATGCCTATCGCGAAGATTTGGGCGGTCGATTGAACGAAGATTTCGGAATTGATGGTCTGGATAGTGTGATCCAAACATTGCTTCTAGCTGAGATTGTAAAACGGAAACAAGAAATTGAACAGTACTTCTCTACTGCAGAAAAGGAGTTGGGGATTGAATGAATTGTATTTTAGTTTATGCGAAAACTAGAAATGAACGCCAGTTTATTGGCATTTTCAATAATTTGGAAGACTTGCATTCAGAAGTGATTGAAACTCTTGGGGTAACGAACAGACCAGATTTATCTAGCAAAATTTTTTTCTCCTTGAATGGAGAAGAATACAAATTATTTATGGAGGGTGAAAAATGACAAATCAAAATACGCCTGCAGTTTTGCAGAAAGATATCACTGACACTGTGAATCACAAAGTTGCAGCAATGCAACAAGAAGGGCTTGCCTTACCTCAAAATTATAGTCCGGCAAATGCATTAAAATCTGCTTTCTTTGCAATGTCTAATGCCGCTGGGGGGAATTTATTAGAAAAATGCACAAAAGAATCGATCGCTAATTCATTGTTAGACATGGTTGTTCAAGGTCTAAGTCCGGCAAAGACACAGTGTTACTTCGTTCCCTACGGAAATCAGTTGAAAATGACAAGATCCTACTTCGGAACTCAAGCGGTACTAAAAAGACTTAGGGATGTTAAAGACGTTTGGGCCAACATTATCTACGAAGGCGATCAATTTGATGTTGAGATCATCGATGGTCGCGAAACATTAAAAGAGCACAAGACCTCATTTCTTAATCGAGACAATCCCATCATAGGTGCATACTGCATCATTGAGCGCTCTGATGGAACCAAAATCTTAACTACGATGACAAAGAAAGAAATTGATGCTTCGTGGAGCCAAGCTAAAACAAAGAACGTCCAAAATAAGTTTCCGCAAGAAATGGCAAAACGGACTGTTTTAAATAGGGCAGCAAAAGCATTTGTGAATACTAGCGATGATAGCGATTTGTTAATCGATGCAATCAATAACACAACAGCAAATGAGTTTCAAAGTGAATCGGATCGAAAAGAAGCGGAAATCATCGAAGAAATCGACCAGAATGCAAATACCGAAATCCTAGATCCTGAACCTATTGAACGACCAGCGAATATCTCAGCTGATGGAGAAATTCAAGAAGGACAGTATGTTGATGATCAAGCAGCCCAAACTCGATTTGATCTCGGAGAGGAAGATCCCTATTGATTTCAGTAAAAGTTTTCGGATCAGGAAGCTGTGGGAATGGCTATCTATTGGATGATGGCCATTCTCAGCTGATCATCGAATGTGGGGTTCAATTTAGCAAAGTCCAGCATCAAATGGGACATGACTTTTCAAAAGTGGTAGGAGCGTTGATCACTCACGAGCATCGAGATCATTGTAAATACATCAGTAGTCTGATCGATAAAACTGCTGTTAATGTTTATGCGACAGATGGCACCATTGCAGGTATGTTCGACGATCAAGTACTCAAATTAAAAAGACATCATGCATACCGGTTTGACAAAATGCAGTATAAACAAACAAAGAAAATCGGCACATGGTATGTTACACCTTTTGAGATCCAACACGACGTACGAGAACCTGCAGGTTTTTTAATTGATAATACTGCAGGCGACCGCCTTGTTTTCATTACGGATTCTTACTATGTGAAATACAAGTTTCCAAATATCACCCACATGATGGTCGAGGCGAACTACTCGAAAGATATCGTTGATCAGAAAATGAATCGTGGTTTCGATATCAAACGAAAGGAACGGCTGCTTGAAAGTCACTTCGATTTTGATCGGACACTCGATTTTATCAAGTCGAACAAAAGTGATCGACTACAAGAAGTTTGGCTACTTCATCTATCAGATGCAAATAGTCATGAACAAAAATTTAAAGAGGAAACGCAAAAACTTGTTGGCGTTCCTGTTTATATAGCTTAGGTGGTGGGAAAGAATGAACCATGGCTATATAAAACTTTATAGAAAAGTGATGGATTCATTCGTATGGACTAACCCTAACATGTATAAGCTATGGTCTCTTTGTTTGATGAAGGCATCTCATGAACGGAGAAAGTTCCTTTTCAACGGAAAAGAAATGTGGCTGAACAGCGGTGAATTCGTCACAGGGCGCGACGCGATAACGTTTGAGATGAACAAAGGAGCCAAGCGTGAACATCAAGTGAACAGCGCTTCTGTGTGGAGATGGCTCAAGAAATTCGAAAGTGAGCAAATGTTGAACATCAAATCAACTACGAAATACAGCGTCATATCAATAAACAACTGGGAAGAATACCAAGGCAGTGAACAACAAGTGAACATCAACCGCACAACAAGTGAACAACAAGTGAACACATACAAGAATGAAAAGAATGATAAGAATGAAAAGAATAATAACATACATGATGAAGAGCATCCAGCTGAGCTGATTCAAAAACTCTACAACAAATTCCCAACAGGCGTTCTTCAAGGAGAGTTGGCTAGATGGTTACAGGAATGGCCAAGGGAGATGATCTGTTTTGCAATCCAAACTTCTTACGATTACGGCAAGGAGATGGGATCTCTTAAACCGTATATAAACCGAATTTTGGAGAATTGGAAAACAAATGGTATTGATAGTTTGGAAAAGGCAATTGCTGCAAATAATCAATTTAAAAACCGAAACAGCTCTCCACGTAAAAAGACGAGTTTTGTACCACAGAAACCAATTCGATCAGAGCCGATACCAGAATGGTTTAATGAAGAGCCTTCTGAGCCGGTTATACCTCCGGAGCGACAGGCTGAAATCGACGCAAAACTGGCAGCGTATTTGAGAAAAACCAAAAAGGAGTGATTAAATGGAAATATTTTTTACAGTGCCTGGAGAACCAGTGCCGCAAGGTCGACCTAAATTCACTACAAAACCGTTCATGCGTGCGTATGACCCACCAAAATCAGTAGCATACAAAAAAATAGTGGCTGCGCATGCATCAAGAGTTAAACCGTCCACTCTTTTGGAAGGAGATTTGTGCGTGAAAATCGATGTGTACAAAGGTTCTTTGAAGAGCTTCAGCAAAAAGAAAGCTGATCTGGCTGAAGCGAAGCTACTAAGACCAAGAACGAAACCAGACGCGGACAACTACGTAAAAGGGCCGCTCGATGCATGCAAAGGCATCATATGGAAGGATGATGGTCAAGTAGTCGATTTATCGGTTAGCAAGTATTACTCAAAAGAACCACGTATAGAAATCAGCATCTGTGAAATATCCGCAGTTCAAGAAACATTGTTTTGAGGAGGGATTGGGTGAACGAAGAAGTAGCTCAAGTTGAGGCAGAAATAAACCATATTATTGCAAAAAACAATTTTCCTCTTGAAGTGTTAAACGATGTTTTTCACCGATTGAATTGTTGCTCAGATCTACCGTACGTTAAGCAACAATTGCGTTATTTGCAAAACTACAAAAAACAAATTTTAGATAAAAATAATAAGAATACTTCAAAGGAGGACATATAAATGTCACTAGAATTTAGACCAACCATCAAATCAATTAATATTGCCAGCGAGGATTTAACAAAAATTACTCTTGAGGTGAAAAACCGATCACTCGACGGAAAATATGATGATCTACGGCGTTTCTCAGGAAAAACTGTGAACCTTACGATCATCCCGGAGTATTACCGTTACTCGATTCCTTTCGATAAGAGTACTAATGCTCCAACTGAGGAATACATTGTTAACAATGACGGTACCATTGACTTTGTCAAAAAAGAGCAAACACAGCTTGATGTTGATGATCAAGGAAACATCGATATCGAAGATCGGCCTTTCGAGGTAACAAAAGAAATCGTCGACGAGTTTATAAGAGCAGCGAAATCTCTTGAATTTCCGGGCAACATCAACCCTCGAAGCGTACTGATCAGAATCGAAGACGGTGAAGCGCTCGAAGAAATTGCGGAAGATTACGAAATGTCAGCACTCACTGTATTGAGTGAACTTGAAAAAGCTCGTGAATACTATGCTCCATATGCAGCTGCTTGGGACAAGAAACGCAATGAGGTTATTTTCCAAGAAAATGATTCGGAAGAAACCGAAGATTCTGAGCCCTCAGACGAAGCTACTGACGAATTAACCGATGAAAGTGGTGAAGAGGTATCGGAGGAAGAAAACCTCTCAGGAGGCGAAACAGATGCTGAAGAAGTAATTCCGGAAATTAATGAAGAAGTAGACGATGGAGAGGAAGATCCTTACTGATGACAAGCGAAGGCAAAGTGATCATCTTGCAAGAAGCTAAATTCTATTGGGATGTGGGCAAGATCAATCAGGCAAAGGATCTTTTTAAGAAAGATTTTCGACCTAGTGAAGTTGCGGATATCATGAATGAAAAAGTGATTGATGTTGGATTATTATATCTTCATCTTTTAGAAAAGAATGAAATAAGTAGGTGATCGCGTGATCTGCCATAAGTGTAAAGGCGAGCGAATCATTTGGAACAGAGACAAATTTGACCGGGCAGTAGCAATCAGTTGCCCGGTCTGTAATAGAAATGGAACGGCAGTCCGCAAAGAGACAAAGGAGTTGGAAGATGGAAATTCTAGAAGTTTTTTGGACAAACGTTGATTGGCATCTTGAACTCAAAAATCTAGAACTAACCAAAACGCAGATGATTGCTAAGAAAAACCGTGCAAATATCACACTGAAAACTGCAGGTGAGATTGCAAAAAAATTGGATATTGATGACTATGCGATTTTGTTTGAAGAGGTCGAATAAATGGAGGGGAAACAGTGAAAAGAGTAAGTTTTCCGTTATATGAGAAAAAATCGTTTTTAGTAAAATTTTCGATTGGCAATGAACAATTTGGCATGTATGTATGGGCGGTTGATACCAGTAGTGCGGTGTGGCAGGTTCAGCGGCGAGTGAACAGATGTCAAAATTTAACTGCAGAAGAGTGTAGTCCGTAACTTACAGAGATAAACAACTGAAGGAGGCGATATTATGTCTGGCAAGGACACACATGAAGTTACACAAGAATGGTTAAATCAACATGAATTTCTAAAGGCTTTCTACTACGTACTGTGGAATCAAAATTGGGTTTCCTCTGACAAAGTTTGGGAATGGACAAAGGAAGCGGAGCAAGACGCAGGCTATAACGTTGACGGTGAGCCAGTCAGTAATCCACCAAAATTGTGGAAATAAAAAAACTACCCTAAAAGAGTAGCAACAGAATCATAAATTATTTTTTTTGGAATCGGAAATTCCGTGTTTAACTGCCAATCTGATGATTCCATAAAGCATAAATCCTATAAAAATATACCAAATAAAAGCTAAAAAAGTTCCCAAAGCAATACCTCCTTTTAGGTATTGTAACATATTTTATATTTTACCAAGTCAGTTATCCGACGAAATAGCAGAAAGCGAGGAATGAATGTGAGTTTAGTTTATAACAACAAAAAATTAATCGGTAAGTGCAGTAAGTTCGCAATTGAAAAAGTTCAGGGTACTAGCCCATTTGTAATGCTAGAAAATTTTGAGTCGAAGCAACCGCCACTCAATGAAAAGCAATTAAAGACAATCAAATCATGGGGGAATTTAAAAGCAGGAGAATTCGGAAAAGATTGGACGGAAGATGACGAGTTGACCTACCGGGAGTTGTTTGGTGAGTCACTAATGGTGTTGTCTGATGAAGTTGAGGAGGAAGAGTGATGAGTGAAGAAAAGTTGCGATTTCATTTGAAAGGTCAGAAGTCTTGAATCTTATCGACTGGTTTAATGGCTATATCAGTAAGTATTACGGTTCTGACCCAGTAGCTATCAAAGATAATCTGCCAGAGAGCCATAAGAATTTGATTGACAAAATTCTGACAAAATATGATGAAGAATTTTCAGTTTTTCTTTCTAAAGAAGAAGTTGAGATGCTCGGTTTGGAACAGGAGGAAAGTGATGAATAAACAATAAAAAAGCCGGATTTCTCCGACCCAAAATAATATTTTCGACAAAGATATTATATCATATTGGGAGGAATCAGACATTATGCCGCTTTTTGATGTTAGTAAGTACGAAGTTCCAGATCCGAAAAATGTGGATATTGATAAAACAAAATACAACGTGGGTGTCTTTATGAGCGCTTATTTGTCTGCAAGATCTCGTGCCGGACAACCACGAGAGCCCAAGATAACAAGTTCTTACTCCTTAATACCTCCATCCTTTTCGGGCGAAAACTATGCAGAAGCAGAAGAGCTGCTCATACAAAAAGAAGAAGCGCTCAACGAATTTAAAGAATTGCACGACCTATTTGTCCGTGGCTTTTCCGCAATTCAGCATCCTTTTAAGCCGGAAATTGCCGAACGAAGGAAAAAAATATTCTATCAGCGTTACTTGAACGGACTCAGTGTGTATGTAACCGCAGAGCGCAACCATGTTAGCGAAGATCTGGTATCGCAGGAATCAAGCAAAGCGATCATCCAATTTGCTGCAGCTTTAGAATTACTCGAATTTCGGTAAAATATCGGGATTTTATCGGGATAAAGTACGTCAAAGGTACTGATCAGATACTGACAAAGGGTGTTATTATGATATTGTCAAAAAGATTAAGAGAGACGGTCTATGACTACTCACATACTCATAAACCGAAAGGGGGCTAATCCCTCATCGCTTTGATTCAATGACGGATATAAAAGACAGCACAATTTTTTGAAAGAGGTGGATCATCTCATTTCAGAATTCGCTCGTGCTGTCTTTTTCTTTTGTTCTCACATCAAATTCATAAGATACTAATCAATCCTTTTAACACATGATCTGCTTATCAGAGTTAACATGTTACCAACATAAGACGAAGGGATTTGATCAAATGAACGCATTACAATTAGCTACAAAAATCAAAAACAATCCAGAGTGGAGAAAAGCTTACGACCGTATTGCAAATGCTAAAAGTCACGAAAAGAAAATGAAAGCTTATCACAGTTTCGAGAAAAAATTTGGCATTAATTTGAACGACGCTATTGGTATTTATGTAAAAGGATTTCTATAAAAGTCTCTTGATCAGAGGCTTTTTTATTTTGGGAGGAAACTATGAAGATATCAAAAATGAAACTCGCTGATCTGAAATCTGCAGATTACAATCCTCGTGTTGATCTCGTGCCAGGAATGGATGAGTACGAGAAGTTAAAAAGTTCTATTCTTGAATTTGGGTTTGTGGATCCACCGATCTTCAACAGCCGGACAGGCAATCTTGTGGGAGGCCATCAACGTGTCGCTGTGGCGCGAGATTTGGGCCTTCTGGAGGAGATAGAAGTATCGATCGTAGATTTACCCCTCGAGAAAGAAAAAGCCCTCAATTTGGCTCTCAATAAGATTTCGGGGAAATGGGATGAGGAAAAGTTAGCTCTTCTCTTAAAAGAACTCGGAGAACAAGAGATCAATTTAACCGGTTTTGATCTTGAAGAAGTCGAAGATTTAATTACTGCTTTTGATTACCAAGAAGACATTGATCAACCTATTGTTGAAGACGACTTTGACGTAAACCAATATATTGAAGATCACCCAGAGCCTAAAACAAAACGTGGACAACTCTGGCAACTAGGTGATCATTATTTGCTTTGCGGTGATTCGACAGATCAAACTGATGTTGTGCGCCTAATGCAAGGAAATAAAGCAGATTTAGTTGTAACGGATCCGCCATACAACGTTGCTGTAAAGTCCAGCAATGAAGAACTAACGAATTCCGGTCGAGGTGAAATTCTCAATGATGATATGGATCACGATGACTTTGTGGGATTCTTAGAACAAATTTTTTTGAACTATGCGAAGCTCATGCATGATCAAGCGGCAATTTATGTTTTCCACGGATCATCGTACCAACGCGAATTTGAGAATGCGATGAACGCTGCAGAAATTGACGTTAGGGCACAGTGTATTTGGGTCAAGAACAATGCGACCTTTGGGTGGAGTCAATACCGTTGGCAACACGAACCAGTGTTTTATGCATACCGTAGAGGCCAATCTCCGGAGTGGTATGGAGATAGAAAACAAACTACTGTTTGGAAAGATGACTTGATTCAAGATATTCCGGACATAAGCGTTTGGCAAATCGCTAAAGATGATGCAACTAAATATTACCATCCGACACAAAAGCCACTATCTCTTATTGCAATTCCGGTGAGGAATAGCTCGAAACGTCAAGATGTGGTCGTGGATCTCTTTGGCGGATCTGGTAGCACATTAATGACATGCGAGCAATTGCAACGCTCTTGCTACACAATGGAGCTTGATCCTATTTTTTGTGATGTGATTCTCGATCGATGGGAAAAAGCTACTGGTAAAACTGCAGTATTGTTAGAAGAATAAAAAGAGGCCGGTGCGCTAACACCGACCCTTTCAACGAGCTTTGACACTCGAAGACACAGAAACCACACGCGCGTGCTTTTACCTCAGTTCTGTGTCTTTTAGCATTATAATCTAATGCGAGGTGTCAAACAATGGGAACAGAAGATTTTGATATCGAATACGAAATAAAAAAAGCTGAAGAAAAGGCAGAAACAGTCGATGAGTATAAGCGAATCATTCGAGTTGCACTCGGGAAATGGCTGTCGAACCTGCAGTCTGGGGAGATCAAGCTAAATTCTGTGAGCGATTTGAAAGTTTTGATTGAAGCCGATCTAATGTTAAAAGAAATTGAGAGCTAACCACAATTATCAAATTATCTTGTATAATAGTATTTATTATGGAGGGGACACTATGAGTTCAAATTTGATAATATTAGGCAATGGTTTTGACTTAAAATGTAGGGTTAGATCTACGTTTAAGGATTTTTTTGACGACAGAATTTCTACAGAAGTGAAGCAACAGTTAGAATCATTTTTTAAAAACCTTGATTTAAGAGACAGTTATCGGTCGCTTTCTTTTAATGAAGATGATGAATATGACGGTGATTACATTCCTGAAAATCGTTACAATTTAATAGAGGAAGCGAATCTTACTTTCTGGGATTTGCTGTTCGTAGCGAATATTAATCAAACATCAATGAGAGACTGGCACAATGTGGAACAAAATATGTTAGATATTTTAAAAGAAATTGATCTGGAAAAAAATTATTCAAATTTAGGGCAGCATATGACCAAGGGAATTCCCAATCTAAGAAGGGGATTAAAAAGTAACATACAAATTTCTTTGATTAAATGTTGCATATTAGCTTATTATGTTATTCCGAAAGAACGTTACAGAAGTAAAAAAAATCTTGATAATTTTTTATTAAGTGAATTAATTCTATTTGAATCGGCATTCTCTCAGTATTTAAAAGATCAGGTTTTGAAGACTAGGAGTTATTTTGATCTTTCAGAACTATTGATAGGTGAAATAATCGGTGTGGAAAATTCAATAGATGACATTGGGGCTTTATCATTTAATTACACTGAACCCAAATGTTTAAGAAATAAGATTACAAATGTCCACGGTAAACTTAAAAATGATAACATTATCTTTGGAATTGATCAGGACAAAATCCCTACTGATTCTTTAAGTTATAAGTATACGAAAACCTTTAGAAAAATGGTTCAAATTAACAAAAAAAACGACGATTATGTTTATATTAATAACAAGAATGACTTAAAAAACATTTTTTTTTATGGACATTCACTGAGTGCCTTAGATTACTCGTATTTTCAATCTATTTTTGATTATTATAATTTATACGACAGTAATGTGTCGTTGACATTCTGTTGCTCTCCATACAGTGGGAAAACCTCTCAAGAAATCTTAGCTGAACATGCAGGGCTTGTTGCAAATTTACTGGAGAAATATGGAACAACAATGGATAATGAGAACCATGGTAGGAATTTAATGCATAAATTAATGCTCGAAGGCAGACTAACTATAAAAGAAATTTAGTATTTATAAAACAAAACTCAACTGAATTAGCGATCGTGAGGTGGTGCATATTGAATGGCTAGGCAACGAGACCCTAGAAGGGATCAAGCAAAACAAATTTGGCTGAAATCTAATGGCGAAAAGCTTTTGAAAGAAATTGCAAAAGAGCTAGGTGTTTCTGATTCGCAAATCCGGAAGTGGAAATCGCAGGATAAATGGGCCGAAGAATTGAATGGTAATGTTACCAATGGCAAAAGTAACGTTACCAATCGAGGCGGCGCGCCACCGGGAAATAAAAATGCAGAAGGGAACCGGGGAAACAGCCAAGCAGCGGCACCTGTAGGAAACAAAAATGCGCTAAAAACAGGCGAGTATGAAACAATCTTTGCTGATTATCTTTCAGACGAAGAGAAAGGGATTTATCAATCGATCACTGAGGATCCTTTTTTTGTTCTGTCCGAAGAAATCCGACTCCTAAAAATTCGGCAACGGCGAATGATGAAAAGAATAGCCGATACCGAAGCGGGATTGACGGAAAAAGAGACAGAACAGCTCTTCGAGTTACGAGGACGCAAAACTTTGGTTGAATCCAAAAAATCGGGTCAAAAAATTCAAGTAGAGGTGCCTGATTTAGTATTGACTGAGATGAAGGAACACTCTTTTCGCAGGATTGATGATGTACTTTCCATTGAAGATGCTTTGACACGAGTTAGCGCTCAATTGACAAAAGTAATTAAACAACTTAATGAATTATCCTTATCTGGTAGAAAAGTTACTCTGATGGAAGAACAAAGACGGAAGATGATCTTTGAAGCAGATATTCTTGAAAACAAAGCTGCTAAACTGGTATTCAAACAAGGTGCGCAAAGTAAAGTACAAGGTCTCATTGATATTGGCCAAGCGCTTATTGGTCCAATAGAAGAAGATGAGGAGAATGACACTGATGAATCAGTTGAAATTATCGACTAAGCAACAAGAGAATATTTTTCAACCGCTCGAAGGGATTCGAATGGAACTGAACGAGGGAACGATTCGTTCAGGCAAGACCATGTCAGATGCACAGAAAATGGCGTTGATCTATGCAGGACATCCTGATACGAATCATCTTGTACTCGCTTATAACCAGGAACAAGCCTACAGAATGTTTATGGATTGCGAAGGATTTGGACTTGAACATATCTTTTCCAGCTGTGCGGAGATTCGACACGATGAGCATGGAGATCACTTATGGATAAATCTTCCTACAGGGGAAAAGCGAATTTACTATAAAGGCGGCGGTAAAGTTAATGCGGTCGGTGCCATTACTGGGATGTCATTTGGGACTGTCACATTCTTAGAGTTTAATCTTCTGAATAAGGCGGTCATCGAAGAAGCTTTTCGTCGGACCAAGGCTTCTAGCTTTCGGTACCACCTTGCAGAACAAAACCCACCGGCTCCAAATCATCCGAATCTTGAAACACTGAAGCCATTTATTGAAACGGGTTCTTACAAGTTTCGGCATTGGCGGCCACAAGATAATCCTATTTTAACGAAACGATCATTAAAAGAATGGGAAGCAGAGTGTAAGGTCTCTGACTATCTCTACAAACGTGACTGGCTAGGTGATCGCGTGATGCCTGAAGGCGTTATCTATTCAATGTTTAATGAAGATGCCCATATGACAAAAGAAATCATAGGCAAGCCTGTAGAAGCGTTCTTTAGTGCCGATGGTGGTCAAAGCGATGCGACAACTTGTTCATTAAATCTCGTCACCTGGAAAGATGGAAAGTATTATCTTTATCGAATGGCAAATTTTTATCACAGCGGTGCCGATACAGGTCTTACAAAAGCGATGAGTGAATATGCTAAAGAAATAAAGCAATTTATGGAATGGTGTTATAAAGAATGGTCATGGTTGCCAAAGCACTCCAAGTTCTTTGTTGATCCAGCGTGTAAATCATTAAGTGAGGAATTACGTGTCTTAGGGATTATCACTACAAAAGCAGATAACAACTCAAAAGATAAAGTAACCAGCAACGGTACTAAAATTGAAATAGGTATTGAACGAATGCAAAGCGCCTTGTCAAAAGGACGCTTTTTTCTTTTCGATCATGAAGGCAAATATGGCCATTATTATTTTATCAAGGAGTTAGGTATGTATGTTCGTAATGATAATGGCTACCCAATTGATAAAAATAACCACGCCCTTGATGAATGTCGGTATGCAATTAATTACTTTACGAAACGCTATATTTTATAGCTTGGAGGTGATCGAGTGTCGTTTTGGCAGAAATTAAAAAAAGTTTTTGGAAAGGGGGCGGTTACGATAGGCGTAAAAAAAGAGCTACAGAGTATTTTAGATCATCCCAAGATTCAAATGAGTCGTGAAGAGTACGATCGTATTCAAAATAGCTTACTCTATTACCAAGGATACGCACATTGTGATTCAGATAAACGTGCAAAAGCGAATATCAACATGGCCCGTAAAGTTGCTTCTGAGTACGCGAAGGTAATGTTTAATGAACAGGCAGAGATTACGATCGGAAAAGATGATAAATCAAAAAAACATGATGAAGCGAGTGCTTGGATAGAGTCTGTTTTTCAGCATAATGACTTCAAGCGTAATCTCAGTAAGTATCTTGAACCAGCAATGGCGCTAGGTGGCTTAGTTGTACGCCCTTATTTCAATGACCAATCAGGACAAATTGAGTTCTCATGGGCGCTACCTGATGCATTTTACCCATTGGAGAGTAGCACCAATAAAATCAGTCAGTGTGCGATTGCGTTTAGGACAACCAAAGTAGAAGGCTCTAAAACATTTTTTTACACACTTCTCGAGTTTCATGAGTGGATTGACGGCGAGTATTGGGTACTCAATGAACTTTATGAAAGCGAGAAGCATAATGTTTTAGGAAGGCAAGTGTCTTTGGACACTTTGGATCAATATGCCGAGTTGGATCCATCGAGGCGAGGGGAAGAAATTGAACGCCCGATTTTCTCTTATTTTAAAACTGCCGGTTTTAATAATATACACCCTTATTCTCCACTGGGCGTTGGTGTTTATGATAACTGCAAACAGACGCTTGATCGATTAAACATAGCTTTGGATGCATTTGATCATGAAATTGACGTTGGAAAGAGAAGAGCAGCTTTCCCTGAATCGATGCTTAACGGAGTTCCTGATAAAGGTACTGGTGAAATTAGATTAACCTTTGATAAAAATGACGACTTCTATGTTATTGTTCCTGGCACCAATCCTGATGAATTTAAAATCACAGATCTAACTCAAGATATTCGAACGGAACAGTATATCGGGGCAATCAATCATCGCCTGCGACTTCTAGAAATGGAAGTAGGACTTTCAACCGGAACCTTCGTCTTTGATGGCCAAGGCATCCGATCAACCAACAAGACCGCAACTGAGGTAATAAGTGAAAACTCGCAAACGTATCAATCTAGGAACCAGCAAACAACTGAACTTGAAGAGTTTATTCGGGATGTTGTGCTAGCGTTGTGCGAGCTTGGGCGAGCAACAGAAGTGGATGGGAAACCTCTATTTGATGGAGAAGCTCCTACGCGGGAAGAAATAGGGGTAAATTTTGACGACGGAATTTTCTTAGATAAGAAATCCGAGTCAGATTATTATCGAGAGTTGAAAAACGACGGATTGATCCCAGGGTGGTTAGCTATCTCGAAAATAATGAAATTGCCAGAAAACGTTGCACGAAAAATCTATATTCAAGCTCAGTTGGATGCTGTCGATGAAACGACTGGGAAGATAAGAGATTCTGGATTTGAGGACTTCGAGGAGTGATTGAATGACAATTAATCCAAAGCAATTAGAGATTGAAGCTGCCTACGTCCAAGATGCCTATATGGCCATGGAAGACGAGGTCATGAAGATGCTTGTCCGTCAGTTAAATAAGCCAACCAAAACGCGGCTCACAGAAGACAATGCGTTTCGGTGGAAGATTGAAAAGATGCAGCAATTAAATTTGTTGAATCAGCAATCGCTGCAGCAGTTGGTAAACGAAACAACTCAGTATTCTTATGATCAACTACGTAAGATCGTCGTGGACATGGGTTTTGAAGTCGTTTCGGATCTGGACAAGAATTTGTCTAAGCAAACAGGAAAAGAACCGCCGCCAAGGACTGAAATTGATAATGTGATGGAGTCATATTTCAACCAACAGTGGCGTGATCTCGACAACCATGTCAATCAAACGCTGATCGACACTAATTACACTGACAATCCACTGGCTAAGATGTATCAGCAAGTTCTGAACGATACAGTAGCCAAAATCATTGGTGGTGCTAAAACGCCACAGCAGGCGCTTAGAGAATCGATCTATGCGATGGTGGAAAAAGGTGTGATGACGACCTTTGTCGACAAGGCAAGGCGTGAATGGAGCCTTGAGCGCTATGTTCGGATGGTTTTAAAAGCAACCACTCACCGTGTCTATCAGGATCTGCGACTTAAGCGAGGCTTAGAGCATGGCATTGTTACTGCGTTAATGAGTAGCCATATGGCTGCACGACCACACTGTGCGCATATCCAAGGGGGATGGGTGCTAATTGTTCGTACAGAAGATGCACCGGAAGAATTACGGCACATTCCATCCATCTATGATCATGGATACGGTGAGCCTGATGGCACACAAGGGATTAACTGCAGGCATCGGCTGTACATTCAAATCTATGATCCGAATCTTGATGTTCACATGAATCAATATGATCCAAAGGAAGCGATTGACAATGCGGATTTAGTTGCCAAGCAACGACGTATGGAAGTCGCTATTCGTCGTGCCAAAAGGCAACTGAATGCCGCAATAACGATTGACAATAAAGAAGATATTCAGCATTTCAAACAGCTGATCAGACGACGACAAGGAGCGTTGAGAGCATTTATCAATGAACATGATCAATTGTTACGCCGAGATTATTCAAGAGAACAAGTCTGTACTTAAACTCCAAAATTGAAAGTTAGTTGTGGAAGCTAATCATCTGTATGTGTTTTTTGAAAGTATTAATTGCAATGCTTCTTCTGAATCATCCAATCCGTGCCAAGTTACAAATCCTTTTGATAAGGAAAAAATGTATATTTTATCAGTCTTATTTATCTTGCTAACAAGCTGGCTCTTTAGGTCATTTACTCTAAGAGACGTAGCAATGATGAAACTCGTTTTTGTTATGGCGAAATAGTCGTCCCCGAAAGAATCTAAATAATTATATAGACTCTCATAATTTTGTTTATCATCTAATACTAAAGAAATGTTGTAGACATAGGTAATCATAGTCTCACCGTCCTTTTTTCACTATACCTAAATGATATACGAAAATAAATAAAAGTTAAATGAAAAATATACTGTGAATTAGAGTCATCATAGCGATGCCTATTTATTTTGTCCTGAACATGACATAAAACTATTCGATTTACCGAGTGATCGGTATAACTCGCACTCTAACTGGTACCAACCAGAATAAAAAGGAACGGAGAATGAATTATGGAATGGATCAAAGAAATTTTGTCAAAACACGTCGGAGAGGATGGGAAGTTTGATTTAGACGGGGCAACAAAGGAAATTAAGTCAGAATTTCCAAAGAATGCAGTGCCAAAAGCTGATTTTAACGATAAGTCTCAAAAGTTGAAAACGGCTAACGAGGATTTAACTGCCGCAAATGTGCTTGTTGAGCAGTTGAAAGCATCGAACAGTGGCAACGAAGATTTACAAAAGCAAATTGATGACTATAAAAATCAGTTAGAAACTGTGACCGCTGAACGACTAGCAGATCGTAAGAACGCTGCAATCGAATTAGCTTTAACACAAGCTGGAGCTAAGAACATTACAGCTGTGAAAGCTTTGTTGAAGACAGATGAGTTGGAAATTACTGACGAAGGTGTCAAAGGATTAGATGAAAAAGTAGCTGCATTGAAAAAAGATGAAGGCTATTTGTTTCAAACGAATGATCCTACACCGCAGCCGAAGAAAAAGCAATTTGTGGCTGCTGGGAATACAGGTGGTGGCGAACCACCTAAAGAAAAAAGCTGGAAAGATAATCTAGCCGAGAATATCGCAAAAACAAAAAATAATTAGGAGAGTGGTTTAAATGCCAGTAATTTTAGACAGTAAAGATTTAGCGAAAATCGACAAGGAATTTTCTGCCGAGTCGCAAGTATGGGAAGTATTGACGCAAGGGGCAAAAGATATCACAGAAGAGGATTTTGTGGGGACTCATGAAGTACGTGTAAATGAAATGCAAGGATTTACTGCTGCTGATTATAAGCGGAATAAAGAAAACGAACGGAACAATATTTCAGTTGAGAAATCAACTTTAAAATTGGAAAAGGAACGTTGGATGGGCTACGATATGGATCGCTTGGATCAATCGGAAAATGCAGCGTATCAAGTAGGTGCTGTCATTGAAGAGCACACTCGACTGGTTACTATTCCAGAGAAAGATCAAACCGCTGTTGCTCGTTTACTTGAAGCCGGATTTGACACTTCTGACAATGTTTACAAAGGAAAAACGGTCAAAGAAACAATCACTAAATCTAACATTTTAGATAGTTTCGATGATGCTGAAGCGTACATGACTGATACAGAAGTCATTGGGCAGTTTGTGGCGTTTATGTCTAGTGATGCATACAAAGCATTGAAGAATGCAGATGGCGTCTCTAAGACTTTTACTACCAATACTGTTCAATTCAACGGTATCGATCGACGTGTTGAAATGCTGGACGGCACGAATATCATCATTCAAAAGGTTGCTAAAAATCGATTGCAGGTCGATGAAGACAAGCATATTAACTTCATTATGACGCCTATCACCGTTGCTAAGCCAATCGAGAAGTACAATACGATTGATTTGGTTCCTGCTGACCAGGATCGTGGCGGTTACCGTGACACCATCAAAGGGTTGGACTATTACGACTGCTTGGTACTTAAGAAGGCACGTCCTGCGATCTACATCTCTTATGATGACCCAAAAGCGTAACCCCGGAAGAACCGGGGAAGTCTGGGGTAGAAGGACAGTCAGCGATAATCGGTGACATGAAAGTTGATGAACTCAAGGCTGAGTTGGATCGTCAAGGGATTGAGTATCCATCGGCTGCCAAGAAACCAGAATTAATTGAACTGTTAAAAGAGAGTGAATAATCGCTCTCTTTTTTCATGGAGGTGAAACCATGGAGCGATTACGAAGAAAGCCGCTGAATGAAATCTTTGACGATCAGGAAAGTATCGAGTCATGTGGCTATTTGTCTCTTAAAGAGTATAAACGCTTGGTAGACAAAGAAACGGAACTGACTGAAAAAGATTTCCGCAAGCTTCTGAGAAAAGCCAGTGCATTGTTAGACATCCAAACGAGACGTTTCTATCAGCGCAACGATCTTGAATCAGATATTCCGATGCGACGCAACGCCTTTAAGTTGGCTGTTGCCTATCAAATCGAGTACATGCATGAAGCAGATGCCACTACCACGTTTGGCATGCAGGAGCCTGACAGTTGGTCCATTGGACGGATGAGTGTTTCTCAGAGTAAAGGTGGCTCCTCATCCACACATGAAACTCCGTTGCTTTCAGGAGATGCCATGATGCAGCTATCAGGCACTGGGCTGTTATATCGTGGGGTGAGTCGATGAGAATGCCACCAAAACGATTCTTCCCTCATGCAATGATCTATCGGAAGAAAATCGGTGTAACGCCAATAGGTGAGCCAATTCTTGAGGATGAGCTTGTAATTAAGAATGTCCGATTTGATGATACCGTCAAATTTGAACCAAGAGATGTGAATGGCAGTGTACAAATCCCCAATGCTTTGATTTCGATGGTTAAAAAACATTCTGGACCTTTGCCATCTTTTGCTGGTGGTGATCATATTGAAATCTTTGGTAAGAAATACACCATTGCGAAGGTAATTCCTCTAATTGCCGATTCGCCTGAACCGTTTGGCTATGAAATTGAGGTGGTTTGATGGCGGGAATCAAGATTGACATTGATCTTTCTGGCGTCCGATCCAAATTAAGCGAAGACAATTTAGGGCGTGGACAATTGAACATGGCCAATCGGATGTTACAAACAATAAATGAGACAGTCGTCCCTTGGGACACCGAGCATTTGCGAGATAGCGGCCATGTATCAGGTATGGGAAGTCAGTTGGTTTGGGATGTGCCCTATGCAGGTCCTCAATACTATGGTGGTCGAAAACATCCAACGACAGGTGTCTGGATTCCGTTTGTTAATAAACAACCGGGGACGGGTCCCTATTGGGATGAAACTACGAAACCCATTTTTATCAATGATTGGCTGCAAGCCTTCAAGAAAGGAGCAAATCTCTAATGGATTTTATTCATCGACTACAAGAAGTAGCAAGTCAGATCGATGTACCAGTGATTGCCCATGCGATGGATCAGGAAGATTCAATCAGATTGTCAACGCAAGCTGGTGGACGTACGGAAAAATCATACATGAACGGTGACAAAATCAAAGTGATCCCGTTCGAATTTGTTTTGAAGACAAGAGAAGCGACCGGGGATCAAGTGATGGCAAAACTGGCAAATATTATCGAAGATGCCAGATCAATCCCTTCACAGGATGATTCTTATAGCTTTATGGGACTAACGATCGTCAACGAGCCGTTCTTTGCAGGTCGTGACAATCAACAGTATCTTTACTATCGCTTGGTTGTCCAAGCAAAACTTTATATCAAAAAACGAAAACAGGAGAGTGAAGACTAAATGAAAAATGTAAACAGCGAGCGTGGCCATTTTATTGCGCCATTTACGAGTATCAACACACCACCAACGGAATCAGCGTGGGTAGAGCTAGCAGACGGTATTGAAGATATTTCCGATGCGACGACAGAAACAACAGAAGAAAAAGCCTATTACAACGGCGTGAAAACAAACATGGTGAATAGCGTATCTGGTGCTTACAACGTATCTGGTGACTATGATTCTGAAGATAAAGCGCAAGAAATGATTGCGGATATGAAGTACAAGACCGGTATTGGTCGAAAAGTTTGGCATCGAGTGGTAAGTGCCGACAAGACGAAACAATGGACTGGTCATGCGACAGTCACGGACATTGTGGCTGGTTCTGGTGCAGCGGATGCCACAGAAGACTTCTCTTGTACGATTACCTATGACGCAACACCAACTGAAGGTGTCCCGGGATCTGGGGGAAATAATGCAGATGCGGCGTTGAATTCGGCGCCAGTTAATGCCAAGGCAAACAAGAAAGAAGAAACCAAGTAAGAGGAGCGTCTAGCGCTTCTCTTTTTACATACAAACGAATGGAGGAAACAAACATGGTAAAAATCCAAGTGAAAACAACCCAACTGCCGATTGAAATTGGTGAACATACTTTTTATATTGATACATCCGAAAAAGGTGCAGAAGCTTTCTGGAAACTAATTACTGGTTATGCAACCAAGTCAGCAAAGATTACTGAAAAAGCGGAAAAAGGATTAATCAAACCAGAGACAGCCGATAAGAAGGCGCAGGAAGCATTGGAAAAAGTGATTGATGATCTCTTAGGTTCCGGTGCATTTGAAAAGTTATACGAGCTATCACCAGAGTATATCTTCATTTCTGAGTACTATATGGAGATTTGTTCAGCGGTAGGAGAAGAGCTGGGTGGGCGAAAAAAACAGTTATTTGAAAAAATGCAGCACTACTTAGAAGGTTAGAACGATGAAACTGCAGTATCGATTAGAAGAAACGGTTGAAATCGAAGGCGTAACCTATCCGATCGATCTTTCTTTCGATACGGTACTCCGCCTTTTTGATCTGCTAAAGGACCCAGTTTTGACGGAATCAGAAAAAATTGTTCTGGGGATACAACTTTTATTGGGTGTTTCATTTTTATATGACATCGAAACACAAAATACGATTCTTTTGTCGATCTTGGAGACGTTTGATATTTGGGAAAAGCCGAAACCACGATACGACAAGAAAGGCAAAAAATTAAAACCAAAAATGAAAGAGATCGCGGACCAGCATTTTTCTTTCGATTATGATGCGCCAAATATCTACGCAGCCTTTTACCAAGCTTACGGAATTGATTTGTTTGATCAGCGAGGAAAAATGAGGTGGGAGAAGTTTATTGCTTTGTTTGGTGGATTGCCGGATGAAACAAGATTCCGCCAAATCGTATCCATTCGGACGAAAAAAATGCCAACAGGAAAAGGGAACAAAGAAGCAAAGGATGAGCTTCGAAAATTGAAGAAACTTTATGCGCTACCGAAAGAAGGTGAAGAAGATGAGCAGAAGTGATGGCAAGGTAACGATCGACATAATCGTCAATGGAAAACAAGTCACCAAAGAAATCGACACAGTCGAACAAGGCTTTTCCCGATTGGGTAAAAATGCCGATGATGTGATGAAAAAAGTCGGCACTGATATGGGGGTCAATACCGAATCAGGTGCCAAGTCCGCTAATAAAGCGGTGGATTCGGTTGAAAAAACCGTCTCAGATCTAAGTAAGACGACTGAATCCGCAACATCAAAAGCGGGGAAGTCAATTGGTGATAACTTTGATTCAGGATCAAAAGGAGCCAATCAAGCGACTGATAGTGTGGCCAAGACTGTCGCAGATCTTGCATCATCTGTCGAATCATCTGCACCAATTATGGGGCGCAGCATTAGTGAAACTTTCTTAAGCGCTGCTAAAGATTCCGATGCCGCTACAAACTCAATTTCACGATCTGTATCTCAAATGGTTCCGCAAGTCGATTTGTCTGCTACAAAAGCCGGGAAAAGCATTGCTGAAAATTTTGATTCCGGAGCGAAATCATCAATTGCAGCGCTTGATAGTGTTGGTAAATCAGGAAGTTCGTTACTTAATAGCGTGGAGAGTTTTTCTAATAAATCAGGTCGAGCAATTGCTGAATCGTTTGAATCTGGCGCTAAACAAGCAAATAACGCCACGGAAAGTATTGGGAAATCAGCCTCGAAAATGGTACCGCCTGTAGAACTGTCTGCAACAAAAGCAGGAAAAAGCATTTCTGAAGGGATTGAAGCTGGCGCAAAACGTGGATCCAGCGCATTGGGATCAGCAGTTGATGTGATGAAGGGACATTTGCTAGCACTTCAAGAGTACTCGGATACAACTGGGAATAAGCTTGGCGATGCTTTTGAAAAGCCTAATCCTAGTGCAAATCTACTAACAGGTAGCGTCGGGAAATTAAGTGCGGCGATGCTGATCACCAAGGGTGCAACTGCAGCTCTATCAATGGCTAAAGGCTCGCTTGACAGTGCTTTTGGTCGGATTGACACACTAAACAATTTTGAAAATACTATGACTCGATTAACTGGCAGCTCAGAGGAAGCTTCAGCGGGGATGGAAGGTGTTCGAGATGCCGTAGTCGGTACAAACTATATGCTGGATAGTGCCGCACAGACCGTTCAGCGATTGACCCTGCAGAATAAGGATCTTGAAAAGTCCACTGAGAGTTATAAGGTTTGGGGAGACGCCGTGGCATTCTATGGTGATGGATCCGCCGATGCGATGGATAACGTCATGGACGCGATGATCCAGATGCGTGCCACAGGAACAGTTAATATGGCACAAATGGACCGCATGGTGCGTCGTGGTGTCGATCCATGGGAAATCTATGCAGATGCTACAGGTCGCAGCGTAGGTGAAGTCAGAGATGCTATGCGTGATGGTGAAATGAGTGCCGGTGAATTTTTCGACGCTGTTGAGCATGCGATGCGCGAAGGTGGAAATGAACTAGCCTCCGTCACAGGAATGGCGCAACAAGCAGGAGATACTTGGCAAGGATCATTTGCCAATATGTCAACTGCAGCAGCAAGGGGAACCGCGAATATTATCGAATCCACGGATAAGGCATTTGGTGAGACACGTTTCGGATCCATGAAAGAAAATGTTCAGGGGTTCGGTAAAACTTTCGAAGGAGCACTGAATGGAATCGCTGGTGTGATTCCTCCTGTTGTTTCAGCCGTTGACACGATGGCCGGTGGGGTGATTGCTGTGAAAGACGCCTCTGCGGATGCAGCGCCTTATATCATTGGGCTTGGGACAGCGTTTGGTGGGTTGCTGATTATTCAAAAAGTTGCGGTTGGAACGACAACCTATATACAAATGTTGAAATATCTGACAGGCGCTACTTCTGCAGCTACCATGGCTACTAAAGTTGATACTGTCGCAACTAAGCTAGCAACAGGTGCAAATACAGCGAATGCTGCCTCTCTTAAAGGTGCGATTGCAGCACAGAAGACCTATACGTTAGCAACTAATGCAGCAACTGTAGCTACTAAGGCTTTCGGAGTTGTTAAAGCCCTTGTTTTAAATCCTGCACTAGGCTTAACCGTACTAGCATTGGGAGCAGCTGGAGTAGCGGCCGCCAAAATGGGTATAGATTTCTTTGCGGCACGTAAGAAAGCCAAAGAGTTAGCAGGTGATTTGGATGATCTGGGAAGTGGATTAGAAAGCCTTGAAAAGAATTCTGAATCAAATGCGACCGCTTTTGAGACGCAAGGAAAAGTCATTGAATCCAATATGGAGCGAAACAAAGATCTCGCAGCTGAGTTGCAACGTTTATCTGAAATCGAGAACAAGTCAGCGGCTGATAAGAAGCTGATGGCCGATTATGTTGATGAACTAAACAATTCTGTGTCCGGATTAAATATGTCTTATGACGAAGAAACAGGATTACTGAGTGCCACAACAGAAGAAATCAACAAACGCATTGAGGCTTCAAAAGGCATGGAAGAAGTTAGTCGTCTCGTCGATCGTCAAAATCAGTTAGCACAAGAAGCTGCTGAATATGAGACTGCACTAAAAGAGGCCACGGACGCACGAGCGAAAATTGCTTATGACGCTGCAGTTGAAGGTGTGGATGGTAAGAAGGTATACGGCGAAGCTCTTGAGGACCTAGCCGGTAAAGAAGATGCTGCACATGAGCAATTAGAAGCCATTAAAGCGGAGCAAGCCAAACTTTACGAAGAAGAAATGGCAATGAGAGAAGAAGTTGCCGCAACAAACAACGAAGCTAATGCAATGATGATCGATTCATACAACCATTTATCAGAAGCCCAAAAAGAAGCGCTCAATTCTATGAATGACATGTACAAAAAGCTTGTTGAGCAATCCACGAATGCATTTGAGACCATGGAACAAAAAGAGTCCATAAGTTTAGACAAAATGGCGGAGAACCTCAAGAAGAATGCAGAAGCCATGGAAAAATGGTCAACTAATGTCGCACTTCTTGCAGAAGCAGGTGTTGACGATGGTATCATAATGCAACTTGAAAAGATGGGACCTGCTGGGGCAGAACAAGCTGAGCGGTTGGTGAAAGAGACCGGCGCAGCTATGGATGAGCTACCGGAAGAAGGAAGTAAACAGATTGAGAAGCTAAACGAGGCAATGGGTACCTCAATGAGCGAAGCGATGGACAGTACAGCTCGCATTGCTGGTGAAGAAGCAGAGGTTGTTGCTGAAAAAATCGGTCTGATTCCTGAAAAAACCGAAGCCTCTCTCAGAAAAGGTTTTGAAGGTCAAGATTTTGCTCAGTGGGGAAAATACCCGGTGGATGAGGTTACAAAAGGTCTAGAAGAAGGCGAAGAACAAGTTTCAGAAGCAGCAGAGAGTATCGCCCAAGTCCCAGGACAAGTGATCGAAGAAACGATTGCCGAAAAAGACTATTCGCAAGTCACTGACCCGCTAGTCAAAGAGTTCGGAGACGGACTTTTGGGTGGGATTGAACCTGTAGGAGATGCCGCAAAAGAATTAGCTGAAACACCTGAAAAATTATTCGGTGAAGTGATTGATCAAGACGTCTATGCAGTTCACGGTGAAACACCGGGTAAAGGATTTGTTGAAGGCATTGACCGAAGCAAGGAAGCAGTTCAAGCAAGTACTGCCGAATTGTCTGGTGTCCCAACTGAAGTCTTTGAAAAGGAAATGGATCCTGATCGGTTCGAGCCATTTGGTGAAAACTTAGGTCAAGGGTTAGAAATCGGTATTGATAAATCGGCACAAGGTGTCGCAAACGCCACAAGGGATCTTGCTGAACAAGCAAACAAGGAGTTCCGCAAGGCTAACGATATCAACTCACCATCCGGTGTATACCGAGAGTATGGCCAAAATATCACAGCTGGACTGGCCCAAGGGATCAACCAGAACACCAAAGGTCCAGAACAGGCAATCACACAGCTAGCTAAAAAATTGATGTCCATACTTGACAAAGAACTCAATGCCAATCAGATGGGTAACCAGATTGGTAAGCCGATGACTGAGGGGATCGCTCGAGGGATTGATCAGAATTCTTCCAAAGTATTGACATCGATTGCCAAAATGACAGATGAAATGGTTAAGCAGTCCAAGAAGGCTGCAGAAGACGTCCTCAAAGAATTTGAGAAGATGGATCGTGATGTCGATCGAACCTTGCAGAACATGCCAAGAATTGCCGCAGCCACTATGCGTGAATCAAATCAAGCCTACCGTGAGGGTATGCGAGATGCAAACGACACAATCCGTGAAGGTGCTCAACGCATGCCAGATCAGATGAGTCATTTACCTGATCAGTTTTATCGCATCGGACAAAATTCTATGATCGGTTTAAATAACGGCTTGGTAGCTGGTCAAGCACAAGTGTTGAATACTGCAGCTACCATTGCCAATCAAGTAGCCCAAACGATGAAACAAGCACTGGATATCAATAGCCCTTCTAGAGTAATGGAGATGGACGTGGGACGTCAGGTGTCTGCTGGTATCGGAATAGGGATTGAACGATTTAAGAATCTAGCACTTGACCCTATTAAAAAGTTAAGCGAGCAACTTGTTTTGCCGAATATCCAAGCTGAGTCGGTGGCCATTGCCGGTAACGCAGGCTTCGGCTTGTCGTTGCCAGCGGTTAAGAGTGAATCGACAACAACCAACCAAACGATCCATAATACACCGCATATCGATATTCATTTTGATGAAATCACAATCAATGACAATCGTGATATTGCTGAGTTATCTGAATTGCTCGCAGCACACACAGCTGATGAAATGAGGAGGTCATTAGAATGACAAATGAACCGTACTTTGAATTTAACGGCCATAAGTCGATTGACAAGAACCTCTATCTCCTGAATGAGATGGAGTTGACGATTCCTGAATCAGATCTTCGATTTGACGAGGTGGATGGCCGACAAGGCGCAATCATTTATGACAATGAGCGAGAAAAAGATATTATCAAAACATTTCCCATGGAACTTAGAAAAGAAGCAGGCAAGTCGCTTTTCCAACAAGTCAGAGAGATCACTCACTGGCTGAAGGAACCCAAGCGATACAGTCGGCTTCTTTTTTCTGAGGATACGGAATACTTCTATGAAGGCATCTTTTATTCGCAAGTTCGTATTCTCGATCGATGGCGTGATCATTTTGACGTGGCGTTGCCCTTTCGATGTAAGCCGGTGATGTATCGGCTTGATGGCCAAACTGCTGTTTCTATTTTATCTGGACGTACACTAGAAAATCCTGAATCGATTCCTTCACTGCCGATCATTCAATTTAGATATAGCGGCACGGCTGATGCGACTTTGACCATCAATGGAAGGCAGTTCCGTATTTTAAGAGCTGCCGGAGCTGGGTTGATTACGATTGACAGCGAACTAGGCACCGCTTATCGGGATGGAATAGCGAATATATCCAATGCAATCCTAATGCAATCTGATGGATATCATGTGCCGCAGTTGCGATCAGGCAATAATACTATTTCATTTACTACACAAATCACACAAATGATGATTACACCAAGATGGAGGTCGATGGCGATATGAGTGTGCCAATTCTTTACAATGAATCGAATAACGATTACAGCACGCTCGGTCTAGGTTTATTGAACGAAGCAAGCAGCGTGTTGGCTGTAAGGCATAGAAATCAATTTCCATATCTTACCTTCAACTATCCGATCAATGGCCAGCTATTTTCTCAGTTGAAAGAAGGGAAGAAAGTAGTTGTTGATGTTGGTCCGGGTACTCGATCGAAGCGGCAGAGATTTGAAATCACTAAGATTACTAAACCTCAACACGGCATTATTTCTATTAAATGTGACCATATTTCACTTTTGACTGAAAAAACAGCATTAAAAAAAGGACAGAAGCACTCCGCTATTTCAGCGCAAGAAGCGTTGAATCAGTGGCGTGCTCTTTTAGTTCCTCAAAGTGATTTCACCGTATTCACAGATCTGACAACCGTCACTGCCATGGACTTTTCCGAAGTTGGCCATTTCGAAAGTGCCGCCGAAGCTTTGGGCGGAAAGGAAGGCTCTATTCTTCAAAAGTATAACGGTGAGTATATTTTTGATAACAACGAAATCCGCTTGATGCGAGAAGGTGGCAAGGAGACTGGAGTGGTCATTGCTTATGGCAAGAATCTAGTGGATCTCGTACAAGAGAAAACGATCGAGAGCACCTATACATCGATTCGGCCATATGCTCGAGCGAATGAAGAGGGGGCAAGTGAGTTAGTTCTTCCAGAAGTCATTTTAGATAGTTCCCATGTCGACAAGTTTCCGGAACGTCGGGTGCAGACGGTGGATCTAAGCAGTCGAAACCCTCAAACAGTCGCAGAACTTCGTCAGTTTGGTCAGTATTACATTTCAAGCAATCAGGTCGGGTTGCCTCGTGTGAATCTGAAAGTAAAGTTTGCGGATCTATACAGCGCAACTGGTGAAGAACAACATCGGCTGCTCGAGCAGTTGGAACTCTATGACACCGTCACCGTGGCTTTTAACAAGCTAGGTGTCAACGTCAATGCAAAGATCAATCAGACGGTTTGGAACGTGCTGTTAGATAAGTACGAATCGATTGAGATTGGCGACCCAAGAGCGACATTGGGGTCCAACCAAAAAGAACAGGATCGCGATCGTGAGGAACAGATCAATCGACCACCAGTGATTGGACCCGGAAACATAGCCAACGTTCGACCTGGCACGATTACAAATCTAGTCGCCTATGGCGGTTTTAGTCAAGTACTGCTTTATTGGGATATGCAAGGCCTGACGGTCAGGGAGTATGAGATTTATGGTTCGCAAGAAAAAGGCTTCGTTCCGGGTCCAAGTAATTTACTTGGAAAAACAAACGTCAACGCGTATAGCCACGGAACAGAAACAAAATTGCAATGGTACTACCGAGTAAGGGCGGTCAACCATCATGATGTTGCTGGTCCTTTTAGTGCGGAAGTGTTTGGCCAAACGGCAAATACCAAAGATCTCGACGAGCTAGAAGGCATCTTGGACGATTTAAACAATCGGATTCTTCCGGAATTAGATGAACGTCTGACAGAAAACGATCAGGCACTTTATGATCTGAAGCAAAACATTTTGCCGGATCTTGAAGGACGTCTGAAAGATCTTGAAGTCGAAATGGACATACTCACCACCGTAAAGTTACCGGGACTTGAGCAGAAATTACTTGATAACGAGCTTGCGTTGAATGAATTGAATAATGTTTCTCTGCCATTATTGGATGAGCGCTTGAAGTCAGCGGAACAAAACTTCCTTGATGCACAAAAACGAATCGATGATGCAATGGCAGATATTCGAGAAGTTGAGGATCTCCTTTCGGATTGGCAGTGGCAAGATACGGTGGAAATTGATGGCGGCAAAATTCGTGCCAACACGATCCAAGCGTTATCGATAATTGCTGGAAGTATCACAACTACTCAAATTCAAGCAGGAAGCATCGTTGGTAATGATTTGGCGGTAAATACAATCACAGCAAGAGAAATCAATGCTCAAACCATTACGGCTAATGAGATAGCCACAAATGCGATTATTACAAGGCATATTGCAACTAACGCAGTTACTGCCAATGAGATTGCGGCACGAACAATCACAGCGACGGAAATCGCAGCAGGAACGATCACAGGAACGCAGATTGCGGCGGATACGATTCGAGGAAGTCACATCTTTGCTGGAACAATTACAGCAACAGAAATCTCTTCCGGAGCGATCACTGCAGTGAAAATCGCTTCAAATGCTGTGACAACAGTGAAGTTGGATGCTGAAGCTGTGACTGCAGCAAAAATTTCTGCTAACACTATTACAGCAGCGCAGATTGCAGCGAATACAATCACTGCAAATGAAATTCGTGCGCAGACGATCGTTGGAGACAGTATTGCCTCTAACGCTATTATTGCTCGTCATATTACTGCTAATTCAATTGTTGCTGGGAAAATAGCGAGCGGGGCTGTTACGACAGCTAAACTTGCAGCAGGCGCAGTCACCGCTACTACGATTGCAGCACGTGCTGTTTCGGCGGATAAGTTAGCTACTAATGCCATTCAAGTTGGGTTTAACTCAATGGGAAATAGCCTTAGATTGACACCTACATCGTTGGCATTTTGGCAAAGCTCGACTGTTCGATTCATGGAAATGACTGGTACGCGTCTTGAGTTTTATACAGGGCAAAGCACAGCAATTGGCGGTTTTGAACGTAGCAGCATTAGCGGACGAACCTGTGTTGCATATTTTGCAAGAAATGCTTATAGCCTTGTATTGGGGAGGATTACTAGCTCAACAGGATCCAGCGAGCAGCGAATACCTGTAATGGAAATCAGAGGGAATACTGCAGCAATCCAAATGCATGCCAACATAAATATGAATAATTGGAGCATCACCAATCAGTCAGATATTCGATTGAAAGAAAATATCGAACAAACCTCTATTGAAGGAATCAAAGAAACGAAGCGGATTCGTATGGTTGATTTTGATTGGAAACAGAACTATCGTCCGATAGACAAGGAAAATCCCCCATCTACTGAACGTCAATTTGGCATGATCGCTCAGGAGGTACCTTTTTTACAAGCAAAAGTTGATGGAGACAACCATTACTTGTCAATTGACTTGAACAAGCAAGTGAATCTCAATACGAAGACAAACCAAGAGTTGATCGCCATTGTTGAAAGACAAGAACAGCGTATTGAAAAATTAGAACGAGAAATGGAGAAAATCGCATGAAAATCACACTAAAGAATTATGAACTAGGGGCTGCGCTTTTATTTATCCAAAATATGGAACTTAAAGCTGCGGATAGTCGCCACCGTTCGAAGTTTAAAAAAGCTCTGATGGAAGCCGTTCAAGGTCTGCAGGAGTCAGAGTTGGAATTGTATGATCTTTACGGAAGAAAAGATGATGAGGGACAATTGATTGTCAATGAAGAAAAAACTGGCTATGAAGTTAAACCGGAAAATCGCAATCAGTTCTACCAAGAAATGAATGTTCTTCTAGATGAAGAAATCGTGATCAAGAGTGGGCTATACGCTAGAAATTTCGAGAAGTTTGGAGAAGTGCTTTCCGAATACAATGGTGTGATCTCAGGAAAAGAAGCCGATATCTATGATCGACTAATGGATGAATTTGAAAAGGAGGAGAATCAAGATGTTAAAGACTAATACAAGTAGCAACTTTACAGGGCAGGTCATGATTGAGGACCAGATGGCAGTTTACATGAATGCCTCCATTGATGAGTACCAAGGAGTGGCCACATCACCAAGCATTAGTATTCAGAATCCCGAACTTTATCTTAAGAATAAAGAAATTTGTCGTGACGGTATTGAGGATTATCTAAAAAAATTATGGGAGATGGAAGATAGAGAATAGAATTCAAAAGAGAGGGGACTGAGAACGTGGCAAACGTATTTGTTACTAACGAACTCACTTTAAATAAAACTGCACAAAAGCGTGTCGATGTGGCTACAAACACAGAGTTCTTCACATATGACCAAAAAACGGCAAAAAAGATCATTCACTTTCAACTTGAGGGAGAAGAGCTAGATTTGACAAATGCGAACATCATTCTAGGATTTTATTTTGTCAATGCAGACAGTTCTTTTTTACTTGAGAGTGCAGACGGATCAGTGGTGGTCGAAGAGCCAGAAAAAGGATTAGTGAGCGTAATGTTGCCAAATGCTCTCTTTGCATATAGCGGTCAAGTATTGATTCACGTCTATGTTGAGTTTGAAAATGGTCAGTCATTAGACTTCCCGGCCATCGTAACTGATTTTAAAGAATCTTGGATCGACCAAGAACTAGAACCAATGGCTGATTACTATGTCAAACGTTTTGAAGACTTACGAAAACTAGTTTTTCATCAAGTAGAGGAGTTAACTGGTAAATTTGATAAATTGGAAAGAGAAATCGACACATTTTCGGATGCAGTACTAAGCGTTACTGGCGTACTTCAAAAATGAAGGTAGGTGATTCGTATGGATAAGTTGGTTTTAGCGGTCAGTGAGCTGAAAAAACGTCAAGAAGAATTAGTCAATAATTTAAACTATCAAGGAGTACACGTTTCCACAGAGGATAGCTTACTAGTTCTTGTAAGGCGAGTACTAGAAATCGAAACGTATGAGCGGACACCGCCCGATCGAACCATATTGGAACAGATTCAGTTTCCTATTGTCCAAACTATAATTGTGGCAGAGAAAGTAATGATTGAATTGGAGGATATTGAATGAAAGAGATAGTGAGGTTTCCTTCTCAAAGTGCAGAAGTAAAGGGGAATATAACAATTGAGCTAATTAAAGATGATCAAATTGTAAAAAAAGTAAAGAAACATAACTATGTTAATCATCAAATTCTGCAGGCTTTTGCCAAAATAAATGAACGGGTTGGTTTTGGAATGGATCCTGTCGGATTGACTAGGCTCGGGCAATTACTTCAAATGACAGATAATGACAAAGACACGAATATTAAAGATAAGTTTATTGAAGGAAATGTCATTGCATGGGCTGATAGCAGCGCCACAGTTCCGCCAGTCGTGGGGCAAAGAGGAGGGTTTGTGGACAGGATAGAAAGTACGACTTCGCAAAAATTTATATGGGAGTTTTCTGAAACACAAGGAAATGGAGTGATTCGTTCGATCTATTTGGGACCTATTTCTGGAGCGAATCCCTCATTTGCAAGGATCTTTTCTTTCCGGTTGCCCTTCACATTCCATTATTTGTTTAGACGTGACGGTCGATTTTACGCAGGAAATAGTGCTAGAGATCTTTATATATTCGAGGATTTCCCATTCAGTAATATTGATGGGGGCATCGAAGAGAATCTAAGCTACAAAAAGTACCAGTTACCTAATTTTACCATACACGATATGGAAGTTCTGAATAATGAGTTATATTTTGTTAACGCTACAAGTACGATTCAAAAAGTATCCTTAGATGATCCATCCAAAACAATTGATTCATTTACAGTCAGGACCCCGACAGCATCAAATCCCCAAATTAGAGGAATCGTTTATTCAAACAAAAGGAAAGAATGGTACATGAGAATCTCAAATGTAAGGGACATTTTAGTATTTGATGAATCATTTCAGTATCTTCGTGAGTTTTCTTTTAGAGGATCCGTAACAAATGTTGGTCGTGGGTTATATCTATCAGAATGTGAAAACTATTTATTTTATAATCGATGGCGAATAAATTTAAATGATTCGCTTTTAACACAAATGAGTTCAGGAACAGCTTTTTTAGATGCCGTATACACGTATAATGATGAATATTCGTGGGAATTTGGAAATTCAAATGCGGCTTCAAATATGATTCAAACTGATATTATCCGGTTTAGCGCTTCTTCTGAGTTTTTATCAAGAGTATTATTAGATGAGCCAATCATAAAAGATGGGACAAAGAAAATGCGGGTAACTTATGAATATGAGCTACCGCCTTTTTCATTAGATAATTAGTATTTAGAGAAAAATCACAAAAAAGAAATTTTTAGGTAAAAGGGAAGTTTACGCTTTCCTTTTTATTTTGTCAGAAAGTGAAGGTGCGGTATATGTTGCAGTTAGTCAGTCTTTTTATAGGAGGAGAGTTTATGTTTCATTTATTTGGAGGTAGCCTTGATGTGATCGATGTCTACCTAACGTTGGTAGTTGTTGATTTGGTCCTAGGTTATATCAAGGCTTTAAAAACACATTCTTGGATGTCAGCGCTCAATTTGGAAGGATTATTCAGCAAGTTTATTGCTTTGGCCACTATTTTTGCGTCAGCTTCTTTAGATAAAGTAGCACCCATCGTGGGGATTAGTTTACCAATAAATATTGCGCTAGTGTGGACAGTGTTGCTAATTTTCTATGAGATTAGCAGCGTGCTAGAAAATGCTTATGAAGCTGGAATTAAAGTAGGTTTCTTACAAAAGTGGCTCGCGGTTTTCAAAGAAAATGTACACAAAGAATCAACGCCACCTGATTATGAAGATGGCCAAAGTGAAACGGAAAAAACAATTTATCAGCACAAGGATCAGGATCAGTCGAATGGCTGATCTTTTTTTACTGAAAGGTTGATGTGTATGTGGCTACTTATTTTATTTATGCCGGTTATTATACCAATCCAAATCTTTAATTTTATCAGATGGTTTTTGACAGAAGACCTATCAGACGATGAACTTAAATACTTAACACGGAAAGCAGCAGAAAATAGAGAAAATAATTGGAGGGAAACATTATGACAAAAATTGTAGATTTACGAGGCGATTCAAGAATTATGGGACCGACAAACCCGAATCGATCAGTAGCAGGTATCACAAAAATTGCTCGTCACCATTCAGCAACTGCAACAGGTGATGTGTGGGCATTTCAAAACCACTGGCGAAATTTAGGATGGGGCACTGGTGGCTACCATGAGATCATCCTAAGAGATGGATCAGTTCAATTGATATATCGAGATAACGTTACGACAAACGGTGTAGGTGGCCACAACACGAATACTTACCACATTTGTTTGGTAGGTAACGGCTCATTTACCGCTGAACAAGAAAAAGCTTTTGATGAGCGTGCACGTGCAGCCATGCAGCGATTCAATCTTAAGGCATCCGATGTGCTAGGACATAACGAGTTTTCAGGGCATAAATCCAATAGTTGTCCCGGAACCAATATGGCAACTGTTCGTAGTCGGTTAGGGGCATCTGGTGGATCAACACAAACACCAGCGCCAAATCCCACTTACAACGTAGAAGCTTGGAATAAGCTTCAAGTAGTGAGTACCGACGTGCTCAATGTACGTGCTGCTCAAAATACGAACTCTGCTATCATTAAAACGTTGCGACGTGGACAAACGTTCAAGGCTACTCGTATCACTCGGAACGGCGAAAGTGTAAATGGGTTCACTACTTGGTTTGAAGTCGATGGTGCTGGTTGGGTATCTGGTGCTTTGGTTACTGAGGTTTCAAATAATACTACAGCTGTATCAACACCGCCGGCTAACGTTTGGCATAGTCGTTCAGGAACCGTCACAGTGACAGCAGCTAAGGGAATCAATCTAAGGGGCACATCAAGTGGAGATACCACTAATCCGACTGGCTTAGGCATTCTTGCTTTGTTGGGACGTGGTCAGCAAGTCAAATATGATCGTGTGTTAGTCCAACGTAATGGTCATGCGTTTGTACGTCAACCTCGTTCAGGTGGATTTGGATGGTTAGCGATTGGACCGACAAAAGATGGCAGAGTTACGGAGTACTGGGTAAGTGGACTTACAATTTAATCAAAAAAACAGCTCGAAAAATGGCTGAAATTGGTGTTTCTCATTTAAAAGTTCTATTTCTATAAATAAAAGTTATAAAAAATGACGAAAAAAACTTGATAATGTTTTGTTTTTAAAGTAGGGTTATTATGCAACGTGCATTAAAAAAGAAGAGTACTAGAGCAGAAAAACTTGGGGAAGTTTAAATGTGGGAGTCTTATATCCCTGCTGCTAGTACTCTTCTTATATAATTTTATCATTTTTCTATATAAATTGAAAATAATATTGTGAAAAATGACTCAATTGTGTGAGCTTGCTTTTTTATTTTTAAGAAAAACCGATTTTAATTAGACTCGATTATGGCGTGATTATCACACAACGGTTGATACGTGTTTACGAACATGATAGAATAAGTTAACAAATTTAAATATCTTTTTTCATTTTTCTTTTGCCCACTTCACCCCATGGAGTGGTTTTTTTTATGATGGAGTAAAATATCAAATGTATTTGAATAAGAACTAATTAAAGAACATTAAGATGTTTGCGATAACATTTTCTTTATTGTACGATTATATTGTCACGTGCAAAAAAAGAAGAGTACTAGGCTAGAAAGTTTGGGGAAGTTTCGGGGGAAGTCTTTCCAAGTTTACCCAGTACTCTTCTTTTTTATTTTATCATTAATAAATCATAATAGATATTATTGATCAGAATACCGTCTAATATTTTGATAAAGTTCATTTGCCTATATTTGAGTAAGAGAAGTCTTGCTTGAACATGGTTTGCATGATTCCAGAAAATAAGGTAAGATGATTTTGCTAACACTTTTAATATTTTCTTTCTTAAAAAGCCCTGTCCTTAATCGGATAGGGCTTTTTTGCATATAAAAAAACAGCGGCATTTCAAACGCTGTTTAAATGAAGATATTTTTTTAAAATTTCTATTGGTATGTGATAACCTATTTATTTAACTGAGATCTAAACATAAAGTATCCAATGACTTCAAGTATTCCCATGGCAATTAGTGTATAGCCAAATACTTGTAGCAGGATCAATAAGCTTGCGAATGGATTAAATAGCAATAATGCACCACCTATAACAAGAATTACACTATAGATAATCCAAGCCACAGATTTGGTATTAAGACCTAGTACTAATTGAAAGGCCCCATTAGAAATAATGGATAAACCTAATAAGATTGGGAGAACAGATGCGATGGTATTCGCAAACAGAAGTACGACAAGGGCTAATACAAGTAAAAATATCCCACTAAATAGTCCTAATCCCCAGTGACCAGAGTCTTTTCTCGATTTAAAATCTTCGAGAATATTAATTAGTCCGATCAACGTTAAGTAACCAGCAAGTACATACCCAATAAAATTGAAGAAACCAGCTGGATTAATTGCAATAATTATTCCAAAAATTACATAAATAATAGCTCGAAGAATTGCGTGACTCTTAAAATTTCTTTTTAATATTACTAACATAATAGACACCTCTTTTTTGTTTTCTCAATTTTACATTGTCTTAAGATAAAAAGCGAGTATTTAGGTAATTTAAAAAATATGAAATTAGCATATCATAGGTATTAATTTAAAAAATATGATAGCCTTGGATCAGATGAAATATAGCGTAATAAAATTTGCAGGAGGTTCATCATGGATTATCATGTTTTAAGGAAAAATGATTCTCGTTGGTTAGCGGTAGCCTCGCAGATATACAATGCTGATTGGGCAGCTGCTAAGTATTTGGCAAAGAAAATGATAGGTGATGAGTTCAACAACTGGGAAGGGATTGTTGTGGCTGAATCCAGTGATCGCATTATCGGTTTTTGTTCATTTGTTAGTAAGGATATAGTTGATTTAACATATAGTCCTTATATAGCAATTGTGTACGTTGAGCCTGCTTTTAGAGGGAATGGAATAAGTAAAGAGCTAGTGGAAATTGCGGAAAAGCAATTAATAATTGAGGGATTTCAAAGTATTTTTATTGTTACACAGCATACTGGTCTTTATGAAAAATGGGGCTATTCTCAAATTGACGAAGCAGAAGATAAGTTTGGAAGAACTATGAGAGTATTAGAAAGGGACTTCTAGCATAATAATTTATATAATTAATTGTGATAAGCTTTGGCGTTTATGAAGCTCATTTCTATAAGACTAGTAAGCTTTTTGTTTGCAAAACGCTTTAGATGAAAGTAAGATAGTGATACCCGTATCAGTTAAAACTTTGTTTCATTTTTCACTTCTTTATGAGAACTCCCTGAACTTAATTGTTCAGGGAGTTTTTTCGTTCTCTAATATTCCAAGTTTTTTATTACTATATAAATTTATCAATTCCTATTCTCTTGATCGCATGTTTCATTTACTTTATTTAATGCTTATGAGGTCTTTAATATTTTCCAGTAAATGATTATAAATGAGCAATTGCTGGTACAATCCAAGTGGAAATTGCGAAGTACTCAAAAGCAATCAATAAATTAGGATGCAGAAAATCATCATGATGCATAGAGCGGACTGCTTGCGCTTGTGTTTAAATATGTATTGTCTAGTCAATGGTAAATAAAGGAAAGATACAATAGCGTTGATTTATCTCTCCTATGAGTTTAGGTATATACTTATAAACGAATAAAAATATTTCTAAATTCAATAAAAAGTCTTATTTTTATAATATTATTTGATATATATGGAGGTGAAGTAAATGAGTATTCTAAAATCAGCTGTGAAATACAAAGCAGCTAAGAAAGCTACAGATAAGGTACTAGGAGATGGATTACTATCGAGCGTGGTAGCTGCAAAAACAGTCAAAAAAAGTAATGAGCGTAGTAGACTAAGGAAAGAGAAGAAATAATAGAATTGAGAAAATAGAGAATCCCTGTCATTAATTGCTGGATAGGGTTTTTTTAAATTTTCGAACAGTTATTTGATTTTTTAAGATTGTCCTCAATTACTTTCTTATGAATCAATGATTAGTTACTTTGGTAAATAATTGTAATGAGCATTTATTAAAAGCTTACATGGAAAATAAATAGCCCGCTATTGCGAGCTTATATGTAAGTAATATTCGTTTTACTTGCGTTTACAAAGTTTATACTATAGTTTAGGAGATGCGTGCAATACTCTACGAAGAGTATTAGATGGTAATACTTGGGGAAGTGTATCTAATACTCTTCGATTTTTATATTTTATCATGATTACAATTTAATAGAAATTATTGATTAGAAAATCGTCATAAATAGATTTAGTTTAATTAGTATAGAGTCACAATTTGGACTCACATCAAGCAATTTATTTTTCCTCATTCTCATTTGGGACTTACTTTATGTTTAATAAGGCAGATCATTCTCTGTTGCAATAAGTATTTTAATCGAATATCATATTAATGGTGCGTATGCACTAATATAGAGTACTAGGCTTAAATTGGGGAATTTATAGACAAGGCCTAGTACTCTTATTATTATTCTATATAATTTAAACTATAGAATATCTTTGTGAGAGCAACTTAATTGAAATATTATAATAATTAACCTAACATTTAAGTATGTTCTCTCTGTAACACCTAGAGCAATGGCAAAAGCGGCTTGGGGAAATCTTCTTTTGGCCATTGCTCGTTTTTGATTGTAGCACTAAAAAATTCAAATTGATATAAATAAAGCTTGTATAATTTTCCTGAAAAAGTAAATTGATTGAATTACTTTGAGAAAGATTTTAGAATCGTATTAATAGCGGTAATTTAGGCTGACATTTCTAGTTTTTTGTGCGGAGCCGCTTTTGTGGTGAGTGGCTCTTTTTGAGCAAAAGGTTTGAACAACTTGTAAATAACTCATTTACTTAATTTACCTTATAAAAAACTTTTTCATCTAATTGTGCCACTCCTTTCCGGGAGTAGTTTTTTTGTAAAAAAATAGCACAGCATATTTGCATATGCCGTGCATGTGGAATTATATCCCGTCATCACAATAATCATATATTAATTTAAGAAATAGCAAAAGAAATATGTTTATCGAATAATTGTATTTTCAAACTTAATCATGAATTTAATGATTTTGATCATTAAATATTTCTACTCAGTAGTTCTCGTCTACATATGCCTACGTTACTTTATATAGAGGGCTTTTTGTTTAGTTAAATTAACAGCTAGGTATAGCATTTAAGTTCTCGAATCAATTATAACTGTTTTTCATTTTACTCCTTGAAAAAGCCCTGTCCTTAATTGGATAGGGCTTTTTTACGCTCTGCAATCAATTGTTCTAATTCTACCAATTCCTCAAGAGATGCGTTTTTGATGTAACCCTTAGCTCCAGAGCGATTGCGGACGTGTTTCATTTGTTCTTTATTCTTTTCTTGCCATCTTCTCGATGCTTTTAGTTGAGCATCAGATGTTTTCTTTTCAGTCAACACTCGCGCTCCTTCCTAAAAAAGTTGAATAAGTTTGATTACGATAGAGATGGCGATTAAAACCATAAGTATCACCAAGGCGGAATTTAGAATTTTCCTTCTTTTCATATTCTTCGACATTAGAATCATTCCTTTCATTATGATATAATCAAAGGGAAGGGAGGGCTTTCGCCCTATCCCTAGTTGTCGAGAAGCATGATTAGCAATTCGAGTAACTTTTCAATTATGGCTAGTATCGCTAGTACTAAGCCAATTTTGATTGTTAGTTGCTCTTGCTTTTCAAGCTTTTCTTTTTCCCTTCGTTGTTTCCTCAATAATTTCAACTCCTTTCTATACTTGTATTATATATCGGATACATATATTTGTCAACGATTTTATTCAAATTAATGAAAAAAGTAGCCGTATTTTGGCTACTTTAGATTTAATTATAAGGTGTTATATAGTAAAGAAAATCGTGATTTTTTAGAACAAGACTTACATAAAATTCAACACAAGCAATTCCGAAAATACACTCTTGTGATTCAGAAATAGAATTGGGAAACTCTTCAATAAACGTGTCCAGGTCGATATAATTTTGTTCGTACATAGTAATGATGTTCATACCTCAAACCACTTTTGTTCAACGTAAAATTCTACGTTCCGAATCTCGTCGTAATGCACGAGGGTGTCGTCCAAGTAAATACCAATATCATCATAGCCTTTCAAGAAACCAACGATGTCCGGCATGTATTTATCGTCTACCACATGATTAAGTTGAATTGCTAGCTTTCTATTTTTTGTGACTGCAGTTTGCAAAAAATCACTGATTTCTTTTTCATCCATTTCAGGTTTAGCAGGGCATGTGTATTTTAATTCTTTTTCTATTCTTGCGATGTCAGCTGTATGTTCTGACAAGAAAAATCCTACCCATTTTAGCTTTTTCCGATCTTCATATGGCTTAATCATTCCCAT